TGGTATGGTCCTCCGTTGTAGAGCCATTCGTCGAGACTGGCTGCTTCCCAGATGGAATAGAGATGTAGTCCGATTGCGTTGGAGCTGGGTACGACTGCTCCTGAGATGATGTTGTTTCCATAGAGAAGTGATCCAGCAACCGGCTCACGGATGCCATCGATATCAACAGGTGGTGCTGCAATAAATGCAACAATGAAACAAGTGGTAGCTGCCAGTAGACAAGGCACCATGAGGACACCGAAGTGTCCTACATACAGCCGGTTCTCAGTGCTGCTAACCCACTCACAATATTTATCCCAAATAGATTTGGGACTTTGAAGTGCGATAGTAGCCGTCATTTATATTTAGAATTGAAGATTAGAACGATCCAGTTTGTCAATAACATCTTGCCGGTACGCTGGATCGTTGTCGTACCGGGGATCGTTCATAGCTTGAATTAGTTCTTGTTGGCTGCGGTAACCGGATTGTGCTTGAGCAGGTTTACCTTGCAGGGTGTTTCCGTCGCTTCCCATTGAATCAGTATAGTTGTAGTACAAAGCTTGGACAGCAAACATAATGTTGTTGATGTCACCAGATTCCATCACTTGATCAAAGGATGCAACTTGTGCAGGATCCCAATTATCTTGAGCCCATTGAACAAGGTTTTGATAAGCCTCAACACCACCAACGGCATTGGTAACAGAATTCACTTGCTCTTGAGTTAGATCAGGAGTTTCTGTATAGCCATCTTTCATGGCTTGGAATACATCAAGAGGATCCATCCCAGAAATCTGTTGAGTTAACTCTTCTGAGAGTTGTCCGCTTTCGTTGATGGCACGGGTTGCTTCTGCCAGCCAATCGATTTCAGGAGCTTCTTCAGACTCTTCTTGCACATCGTTATCTTGGCTCCCTAGTTTTTTTTGAAGCTCAAGATAAGCAGCTTCTAGCTCTTCAGTATTTTTATATTTACCAGCCAGTCGCTGCTGATGTGCAGCTTCCAGCTCTTCACCTACCCGCAACGAGTCAGCAATGTCTGCCTCTTGGGCTGCCATAACTTCTGCAGGTACGCTTTGATCATTTGTAAGAATTTCTGCCATTATTCAGTAGGTGGTTCATCAGAAAGTGCAGGGTTTTTAGACGGATCATTTATAGGAGCTGATGCCATCTGACCCATCTGCTTAGTCATCTCCAGATCTTGTGCTTGCTGTTGCTGTTGTTGAGCTTCAGCTTGTTGTTCTTCCATAGACTTCACAAGGTTAAGTACATCAATACCTTGTGCAGCAGCAAGACGTTTGATAGCTTCATCTGGATTCAGAAACTTCATCATTGCCTCAGGTCCAAGGGTCTGAGAAATAGTCATGATGAAGCTGGTCAGGGATTCACGATCCTGACCCCTACCAAGTGCATTGATACCGGCAACAATGGTAGGTTTAACAAGGTTCTTTGGGTACCTTGGAAGCTGACCAGAACGTGTCATAGTCAACAGTTTGCGGTTGAGATAAGGAACAAGGAACTCAACAGTTAGCAGGCTAAAGAGCCCACCAAGCTGTTGCTCCAGTTCAAGTTGAGTAAGACGCACTTCCTCTGCAGTTGTCCGTTCGCTTTGTCGTACGGTCAACACAAGGAATGCCTCAGCAATGCGTCGCTCAAGCGTCTGCATCTGTTGCAGCGCCGTAGCAAAGTCAGCAGTCTTACCAACTTGCACTACACCAACATCATCTGGTCGGCCTTGGATGATCGCACCGTTGCCTGCTTTGCTCAGAGTCTGTGGTTTTGTAGTAGATGATGGTGACACTAGGAAGATCACTTTTGCAGCTGCTGCAGAGCCTTCTGTAATGGCCTGAGAGAGTGCTTCGAGTGAACGTAGATCACCAATAAATTCTTCTACTCTTCCGCGTCCGTAGTTTTCTCCGTCAACAGAGTTGAACCTCAGGACCAAAAATGGTGAAGCATCTTTCGGTGCTTTACTTTCAGAACCAGGAATCTTCATGTCCATGCACTCTTGGTGCCAGACCCATCGGTTGTTCTGAAGTTTGCAATGAGTGTAGACTTCTACATCATTACTGCCAAGACTCATTGAAATGTCTTGGCTTCTTACTTGTGCTTTATCTTGCAGCTCCTTAGGAAGAAGCTTTTTATCGATAAGTTCTTTGGTAACGATTTCAATTACGTTGCCGTTTCCATCACGCTCTACGACATAACGGTTCAATGGATAGTGCTTAATACCTTCCTTACCCATAAACAGTAAGGCGTTACCACCAACAACCAAATGTTTAATTGCTTGGTGTACCGTGACTCGATCACTAGAAGCAGCGATTGAGTCCATCACCATACGCTCAAGTTTGGCAAAGCTAAGGTCCAGTTCAGAACGAATCTCTGCAGGCATTTCAGTGCCTAGTTTTTCGTCTGCAATTTGGAACTTAAAAAACGTAGTTTGAGGCGGCAGCAGAGCCAGCATCAACTTGGATGCCAGGGTGACTACCGCCTTAGCACCTACGGATTGCCAAGGTTGCGTAAGGGATTTATAGGTTGGCCTTTGTTCATCACGAGTGATGAGATAAGGAAGTGTAAGCTCAGAGCATTGAACAGCGATGTCTAGATAGTGTGAACGGACACTAGAAAGTGCATCGTACCTAGCTTTAGCTGTCATTTAATTAACCCAGGTTAAGATTACCAACCTTCAACAAACTAGCTAGACGTTTATTGAGGTTAAGTTGATTAGAAGATAGAGACTGACGGCGTGAACGACGAGTTGCGCGTTGGGAACGTTCTTTGACTCCAGTGAGTTTTAGACCGCCACGTCCTGAAGCAGAACCTACTGTTCGTTGTGCCTCAAGTTGTTTGCGACGTGCCTCAGCAATTGCTGCTTGACGTGCAGCTTCTGCTGCAGCCTGTCTCGCTTGTTCGTTACGTTGTGCTTGCAAGTCCGCAAGTCTTTTTTGTTGTGCTTCTAGTGCTGCTTGTTGTGCGGCGGCTGCTCTTTGTGCTGAGTCATCCTGCAATTGGTTTTGCAATGCAGCACCACCTTGACCGCTTTCAATATAAGAACGTGAAATTTGGTTGATATCACCAGCACTTCCATCAGTAGGAAGACTACGGATGTATTGATTAAATTTTTTTTGTGCTTTAGTTAGTTTAGGCATGTTAGAATTTACTACTTCAGCTTGTTTCTTCTGTGCAGCGGGTGTGATTTGATTTTTTGGGGTAGCAGCAACAGCTGCTGCTAGTTTCTGTTTTGCAGCTGGAGTTTTAGGTGCTGACGTGGGGATCTTTGAACGATCCTGAACTTCATCACCTTTGAAATGACCGTAACCAACAACCTTACCTTTCCTGTTAACAAGTGGCTTAAGGGTCACTGTGTTTTTCTTTACAGGTGGTGCTGGTTTTGGCGGCGGCGGCGGTGCTGGTTTTGGTTTCGGTTTTGGTTTCGGTTTTGGCTGGTTTCGAGGAGCAGCAGTAAAGGTTTGCGAAGCTTGGTTGATGTCACCCACGTTGATGCCTCGCTGTGCTGCCATCCGTAGGAACCTATTAAATCTTTTACTCATCTTCAGTGAGTCGTTGTTTGATCCAATCGATGATGCTCTGCTGACCAGCGCGGAACATTATGTGGGTGATTTTATCTTCTGGTCCAGTAAAGGCAGGTGGAAATGTATTCTCTAACTCTGCCAACAACTTTTCAGGTGTCAGGAAGTTAAGCATACTGCGGGAGGTTTTGATTTGCATGTTCAAAGAAGGCAGGCATCCGTGCTCGCTGTGTGTCAGCAAGTTGTGGTGCTTTACCCTCATACATCAGCCGATCACTAGAATCTAGCCAAAATTTTTTGTCCAAATATTTATCGTCACTTTTGCCTAGTGGTTGCATGACCCAGGCAATAGTCGCCTTACGGAGTTTATCCAGAGACGGCGAAGTCTCCAGCCCAAGCTCTCTACAAACCAAACTATTTGTTGCGACGTGAACTTGCTCGTCTCTACTGATGTCAGCGCTGACAGTTCGCATTCCCGCGTCACCATTAAACCGCATGAAGGGTAATAGGACGAAAAAAATTGCACGTTCAGCAACCATGGCTTTGAGGACAGTGTGATCAGGATGTTCTGTCCACGCATTACGGAGTGCGATGGCTTCCTGTTCAGCTTTCGGATCAACGCCCCAAGCATCGGCGACATAACCCAGAGCCCTGTCGTGCTTAATCTCGTCTTGGACATTGCTCTCCAATATTTCACGTGCGAGAAATGGAACTTCAGAGGCGAGCGCATCACGAATAAAATCTCCCACAGGTAGTTCCATATGTCGCAAGGCAAGTGCACGGCGGAGTGTCTCCTCCGCTCCCTCTTTGCATTTGCCTTTGGTAGTAGCTACAGGAGTCCACGTCCGCTTGCGTTCTTGTAGTTGTTGATAAGGATGTTTCTTCATTCTTGACAGTCACAGGTAGGTTCTTTATCATTTAATAAATCAGCGAGGTAGTCATCAATATCTTCTTTGATGGCAGCATAAACGTCCGATTTATCTTGTGTATCACCCATCACTTGGAGTGAGTAATACAGAGATGTCTGGGGACTCTTTAGCCACTCTTCGATAAAGGCGTTGTCATAAGTAACAACATCACTCCAGCTGTTGAAGCTATACCCGTGAAGAAGCCCAGTGCGATCTAGCAAAGTCATCATGCCGTCAGCCACACGCTTGTATGCGTCCCAGCCAACCTCTGATGCAATCTCTACATCGCCATAGAAATATGATTGGACACCAAAGGTGCCACTGTCCCGGTCAACGACACGGGAAATAGGTGGTGCAATCTCAGGAGTGCAGGTGTAACCATCTACATCCTTGCTGCGGTAGCTAC